GTCAGCCTTATTGCCGAAACGTGACAAATCTTTACCATTTGCCATTGCTGAGAATATTTCAACAACTGGTGACTTAGCATTTACCTTACCACTAACATTGTTAGAGTCTTTTCTTTCATTGTTTAGTTCAAATGTATAAGACATAATATTTGATCCTCCTCTGTAATTTATTTAATTAGGCTGTTGCACCGTGAACTAGTACAACTACGCCGTCTTTGTTCCCGATAAATTCTTTTACTTCAAGATAAAAAGCTGTACTTGATACACCTGCATCTACCTTTAGTGAACCATCTTCTTGTGAAACAAGTTTATTGCCTTTTTCAATCTTATCTGGTAGTGGATAATCATAAACTTCAATCTCTTGTCCATCAAGTTTTGCCAAATCTATAACTCTAACTTGAGAATTCTTTGCTACGGCATACTTAGACATACCAGCATCATCACCAACCTCGACAAGCATAATAGCCTTTGACGCACTCTTTGCTACTGTAAATGCACCGCTTGTTACTGTACCAAAAGCACCATTAAATGTATCTACTGATGCAACAGCGTTTTCAAATGGATAAACACCATGTTCTATCTGACCAATCGTTCTAAATTTAATTGCCATTTAATTTTCCTCCTAACTAAAAAGACCCGACACTGTTGTCGAGTTTAAATTCTTATTTTAAAAAATATTTAAGTCTTTATCTTCTGTTTTGTTTTCTGTACAAACTTCAGAAAATATATCTTCAACATCTGTTTCAGAATTTCTTGAATTAATCTCTGATACTTTCTTTTCTGCTTTCTTTTGCTGAGCCACAATATTCATACAAATCTTAGACTTGATTGAATTGATTTCTGAAGTTACATTTTCAAGGTCTTCTTTCTTTTCAGCAGAATTAATCTCTGTTTTTAACTTTTCAATATCTTCCTTTGCGATTTCCTTTTCATCCGAATTAAATTCACCAAGTGCAGAATCTAATTCACCAAGCTTTTCAGCCACTTTTGCTTTAGCAAGTTCGCTTTCAAGAATATCTCTTTCAGCCCAATATGTTGCGTGGTCTTGCTTTAGTTTATCAAGCGTTGCTTGAATTTGTTCTACAGATGCGTTAAGTTCTGAAATCTTTGTGTCCTTTTCAGCAATTTCAGCATCTTTTTCTTCAATTTTTGTATTCAGTTCTGCTATTTTAGTTTCATAAGACTGTGTTTTATCATTAAGCTCTAATATAGTAGATTGAATAGCTTCTTTTACTTCATTTATATCCATTATTTCGTTTTCCTCCTTTTGTTGTTTCTTTTCATTTAACTCTATCAGAGTAGAAGTAGAATCTGCTGCCGATGTAACCATAGACCATCCTGAATGAACAAAGTCTATGGGAATACGCCCTTTGTCCAAATAACCATTTTTATATACAATTCCGTCATTACCTTCTGACTTATATATTTCAATGCTACCTTCAACTGACACACCATTGTTTACATCAGTTTCAAGTTGTTCAACAAAAGCATGGTATCTCATCTCATCTAAATATCCCTTACCAATAACAACTCTTTTAGTGCCATCGTCAGTTTCAATATCTTGAATGTATCCCTCTGTAAAATGTCCAACAATCGTAGCATTATCAAATACGGGCATACCATCTTCAATTCCGGTTAATCCATGCCCGCTAATTTGTGTTCTCTCATCATCTAAAAACTCTACGGTTACACTCATATCTTTGATACTATCAAGTTGCGGAGCACAATATTCTTCAAGAAATGTAATGCCATTTTTGTTGTATTTAGTACCAACATCATCTACTACACATTCTGGAGGTTGCAATTCATACAAAACGGCAGTAAAAGCTCGTCTACCATTTTTATATTTCTTTTCTGACAATTCAAAAGCTGCCATTATTAACCCTCCTAAAAAATTGCAATAAAATAAGCCAACAAATAGTTGACCCGTTTTCGATATTAAGTTTTATGTTTTGTCACTGGGACTCGGAAGATTATTTCCTCCGTTACTTTGTGATTGTATTGTATTCTCATTTGTAGGATTATCCACGCTTGGTCTACCACCCACATTATCATCTTTAGAAATGTTGTTACTTGTAAGGTGGGGGATATACTTATCAAATATTTTATTATCATATTCTTCATCGAGTATATTAAAATAGACATCAGGATTAATTCCGGTGCTTGAAACAAGCATAGTCATAGAACCAGAAGCTTGTAAATATAAACCCTTCATCATTTCAAAGAATTGTTGTCTATTTACCAATGAAGTAGGCAGATAATACACTTCAACTCTATTACGTTTATCTTTTATGATATTTTCATTTATAACGTAATTGAGTTCATTTTGCAATTCTTGAATCCACATATATAATTGTGCGTTAATCATTTCCAAGTTACTTTGACCATTTGCAAAAGTACCTGTTGACGATGCACCCAATAGTTGAGCTGCCATACCTAAATCCATAGCAATTTTATCAGTTAAATCGCCTTCATTCTTTTGGTCAAAAATATCAGCCGTGCCGACATCTAATGTTTCTATCTTTGTGCCTGCTGATACTGTAAAAAATGAAGTTCCACCACGATTATTCTTAGTCATAACTGCTTGTTTGACTTTATCGTGTTGGTCTTGCTGTTGAGATTTTGTCAATGCACAACTACCTTTATCTTTGCCTTCAGGCAATGTCTGAACAACAATACGATTATTTAATTCACGCAATACGTTTCTTTTTGTATCCACGAATTCATTTTGGTACAAAATATCTGATATTGCAGCAATCGCCAATGGGCGTCCCCAAGGCTCGCTCGTTTTACATTTTATTTTGTGAGCAATGGTATGCTTATTGTCTAATACAATCCAATTATTTGAAGAATATCGACCTTTTTCCCAGTTGGAATATGCTTTGCGAATTTCTGAAGGATATTTCTTTAACTTACGGTCACGTTCAGCCTTTGTAACACATTGCTCAAGAAAATACCTTAAATTAAAAGCAATAACGTTCCTGTTATTTTTTCGTCCTACTATTTTTGAATATTCATAAGGCAGGGGAATAAGTGAAGCATTTATTCCCAAATCACAAAGTTCTATAATATTTTCAACATCATAGTCAGATAATGCTTTTGTAGCATCGTTGACTTTTTTTGTCGTTTCAAAATAATAAAAACAATTTCCTTCGTTCATATCTGTGAAAAGAGCATCACGAATAAATTGCTTGTCCTGAATAGCCTCCAAAGTCGAAAGCATTAGGTCTTTATTTTTGTTAAGCTTTGTTTTACTAAATTTCCGCTTTTTCCCATACACCACTCTATCTAAACAAGGCAATGCAACCATATAATCAATGGTATTTGTAACTACACCTTCGCTATTATAAACAAACATTGCAAGTTTTCGAGTAAGTGAATGATTGGCTATTGGGTCTTTTACAATAGACCGTATTTCTTCAGGTGTAAATTCTGTATATAAGTTGCAGCCGAATATTGAACTGTAATCGTTCACCGGCAATGTACTAAAATAGCTATTGAATTCATATGTACGGTCTGCTTTTTGCTTAGAATTTGACTCATTATTTTCATCTGGTCTATCTCTCGTATGTGTTGTATTATCCGTATTTAACGCCCCTTTCTTTAGTTAATCAATGTTGTATATTCATAATCACTTGAATTACTAACCAAATCCATCTCCAATTGGTCTATAAAATATGAACCCATTGCAGCCGCAACATAACGGTCTTTTGTATTTGCACCTTTTTCATGGACTTTAATTGTACCAGTTTGTGGATTTTTTTCATACA